TGACTCCCCCACATTACTGCAAGGGTTGGCAGTAAGATTCACGTCCAAACCCCCTGCTCCTGATCCCGCGCGAATGCAGCGCTTCAGGCAGTTCGTCCATAAGTGGGTTCGCAAGAACCTACCACAGCTACCCTCAGATTCAGACACGAGCGTCGAAACCTGGCTCGCTTCAACAGACTATACTCAGGACCGAAAGGCGGAGTTACTCTCGTTGAAGGATGATCCCCTGATGGACAAACATTCAAAGGTGAAAATGTTCATGAAGGCAGAATCATATGTCGATTATAAGCCAGGTCGAGCTATCAATTCCCGTACCGACAGATTCAAAGTTGCGGTGGGCCCTTATTTCAAGCTAATTGAAAAAGTATTGTTTGATAGTCCATGGTTTATAAAGAAGGTACCTGTTGCCAAAAGAGCACAGTTTTTGTACGATAGGCTATATAAGCCTGGCGGAAAGTACATCGCAACAGACTACAAGTCCTTTGAGGCACTATTCACTAAGGAGCTCATGGAAGCATGTGAGTTCCAGCTGTACGACTATATGACTGAGCAATTGCCAGAGCATGACTGGTTCATGGATCTGGTTCAGAATGTGCTCGGCGGGGATAATTTAATTGTAAATAAGAATATCTCCTTGGTCGTAGAGGCTACAAGAATGAGTGGTGAAATGTGCACAAGTTTGGGTAATGGTTTTTCAAATTTAATGGCCATGCTCTTCCTTTGTGAAGAGTTGGGGTCGGAAACCATCGGTGATGTTGAAGGCGATGATGGGATTTTCCGAGTCGAAGGTGTGGTTCCCACTGTGGCAGATTTTGCAACATTGGGCTTGAGTATAAAACTCGAGGTTCATGACCACCTAAACACCGCGAGCTTTTGTGGCCAGGTGTTTGATACAGATTCGATGACAGTTATAACAAATCCCTTGAAAATTCTCGCCTCCGTCGGGTATGTTGATGGTCGCTACGCAGGTGCTAAGCGTAGCAAGCGCCTTGCCCTTCTAAGGGCTAAGGCGTGGTCTTTTGGCTATCAATATCCATCGTGCCCCATTATCAGCTCAATGGCACGCTATTTGCTTCGCATGACACGGTCCATTGACGTGCGTGCGGCATTAGCAATGACG